TATTAATAGAGCAGCAGAAGGGTTTAGTCCTACTTGGTATCCACATTTATATAGACTTAAATTAAAACAAATAATAGATAGTCAAGAATACAAAGACATACTTGATTTACCAGCAAGTGAAGACTACCCAGAAGATGGAACACTGCGTGATGTACTAAGTACATTTGAAGCAGAAATGCAGATTAATAATGCAGTAGTGTCTGAAGCAGAAGCAAATACTCCTAAAAGTGGTTATGATGTTGACAGTAATTTTTATACATTAGCAGCAGACGAAACTACTGGTAGAGCAAAACTACAACAGGTTGATGCTGACGGTAGTACTATCACAGACAAAGCAACTCCTACATCACACGGCTACAACGGTTTATTAATTGGCGATGAATTTGCTCCTAATGGTAGCAACTTCTCAAGCGGTATTAGTTTTCCGTTAAACAGTACAGAAGGTGACTACTTTTTACGTACAGACTTTTTGCCGCAGCGTATGTTTCGATGGGATGGCAAACGTTGGCTTAAAGTACACGATGTTAAGAGAGCTGCAATGAATAATGATACTCCAAATACATTACGCGGATCGTTTGTTAATGACGTAAACACTTATTTGTATGACACTCCAATAGCAACAGACTTTATAAGATTGAGTGTTGGTGCAACAGAACTTGAAACTGAAATTGCATATATGACTGCAAAATATATTCAATTAGAATTTACTGACGACCTTGCTCAAGACGGAAAATTTGTATTAACTTATGATACTGCATCAAATGCTGGTATGCTATCGTCTTACACAGGATCAGACGGCAGTACACAATTTGTAAAAATTACGTTACCTGCCAATGCTGTTAAATACGAAGGACTATATACATTAACATTATATAATACACGAACACAACAGCGACAATCCATATCACAGGCGCTGCGACCACAGGCGGATAATTAATGCAACATTTCTATGACGGACAAATAAGAAAGTATCTTGTGCAAATTATGCGCTTGATGAGTAATTTTGGATACAAAACAGGTGACGGTACTGAAGTTAAAGTTCCAGTTATGTATGGCGATATTACTAGACAAGTTGGGTCAATATTAAGAGATAATTCTGAAAATAAAATACCAAGTGCTCCGCGTATGGCTGTATATATTACTGGTTTGGAAATGGATCGTGATAGAACCAGTGATTCTAGTTTTGTAGGTAAAAGGCACGTTAGAGAACGTGCATACGACGAAGCAGGTAATGAGTACGAAGACTTTCAAGGTCGAAATTATACAGTTGAACGATTAATGCCAAGTCCTTATAAGTTAACAGTTAATGTTGATATATGGACTACAAACACTACAATGAAACTACAGATTATGGAACAGATATTGATGCTGTTTAATCCTAGTTTAGAAATACAAACTACAGACAACTATCTTGACTGGACCAGTTTAACTACGGTAATGTTAGACAGTATAAACTTTAGTAGTCGAACTATTCCTACAGGAACTGAAAGCGAAATTGATGTTGCTAGTTTAACTTTTTCAACACCAATATACATTAGTGCTCCGGCTAAAGTTAAGCGTCTTGGTGTTGTTACTGACATTGTTACTAGTATTTTTGACGGTGATGGATATGTTGACTTTGAATCAATGCTTGAAGGTACTAACTTGTTTAGTGTTGGAGGATATACTTCGTCTAAGATAGAAGGTAATGATAATGTAGTAGATTCTGGAGTATTTCCAAATGAAGGTAACGGTGAACTTGAAATATCTAGTCAAACTACTCGTCATTCAAAAGTTATAGTTGATAATCCATATCAAGAACGAATATTACTAATGAATGGTAAGGCATCAATACTTACAAACGGATTACCAGGTAACGAAAAATGGTCAACATTTATAGATGCACTTCCTGGTAGATATCAACCCGGGTTAAGTATTATCTATTTAAGAAAGCCAGATGTAAATGGATTAATTGCCGGAAGAATTACTCTTAATCCATTAGATGAAACACAACTAGTTATTGATTTTGATAGAGATACATTACCTAGCAATAATACTATCCAAGGACCTGCTCGTGATGCAAATCAATATTCAAGTATTGACTACATTATTGATCCATTGCGATATGATCCCCAGTCTGATACATCAAAAGCAGGAGTGCGTTTGTTACTACTAGGTTCTATCGGTAGCACTACAAACACCGACGGAGCAGATGCTTGGAAAAATGCTGATAATACAGACTTTGTTGCAGGCGCAAATGATATCATTGAGTATGATGGGTCTAAATGGAACATTATATTTGATGCAAGTAAAGACTATTTGCCTTACAATGACACAACTATTACAAAACTATATACTACAAATCTTAACACAGGTGTACAATACTACTGGGACGGCGATCAGTGGCTACTAAGTGTAGACGGTGAATATGCCAAAGGTGACTGGTCAATTAACTTATCTGGCTAATTACTAGTATGAGTAAGATAGTTTGTAGTGGTGCGCTTTTCTATGCACTAGACACAAAAAGATTTTTGTTTTTGCATCGTGCTAATGGTAAAACTTCTGGTACTTGGGGCCTTGTAGGTGGCGGAAACGAATTAGGCGAATCGCCGTTTGAAGGATTAACCCGTGAAATACAAGAAGAAGTCGGTGACTTGCCTAAGTTTGTAAAAATTATACCTTTAGAAACATTTGTATCTAACGATGAAAAATTTAATTTTCATACATATCTTGTTGTTGTAAAAAAAGAGTTTTTGCCTAATTTAAACAACGAACACAATGGCTATGCTTGGACTAGTTTTGGAAACTGGCCAAAAACACTGCATCAAGGATTGCGTAATACACTACAAAATAAAACTAATCTTAGTAAATTAGAAACCGTATTTCAAGTAATAGATTTATTAGAGGAATAGATGACAGATAACGTAAAACAAACAGACTATGGTTATGAAGTTGTTTGGACTGATAACGAACATTATTGTAGTAAGATATTAGTTTTTGAAGAAGAAAATAAGCAGACTCGATTACACTTTCATAAAAACAAATACAAAAGTTGGTTTGTAAATGCAGGAAAGTTTGAAGTACAATGGGTTGATCCTAAAGACGGTAAAGCATATTCTAAAGAACTTCCAGAAGGTAGTGTTTTTGAAGTGCCTGCACTATTGCCAGTTACACTAAAAAGTTTAGCTGATAACAGTGCTATGGCAGAAACTAGTAATAGTAATGACCCAGAAGATTATTATAGGTTAAATTAATGTTAAAAATAATCCAATCTAAAGAATTTAAAAAAGATTTTGCACAATATAAAAGAGACATTGACCAAATCACCAATGAAAGTGTAAAAGAAAAATGTAAAGATATTTTAAATGAGCTATCTAACGAATTCAACTACATTGATGCTACACACGATGTAATTAATAAATCAATCGACCCTACTCAAATAAGAGAAAATGTTGAACGTAGTATAGCGTTAAGACAAGAATTAAATAAAATAATTAAATATTCGAAAGATCTTTAACTGTAATAGAACCAAACATTGAAGCGTGACTCTGACATTGATATATGTATGTTCCAGGAGAACCTTCAGGAATTCTCCAATACAATGTACCGCTAGATTTTCCTTGTGCAGCACTATTTGTACTTACTGTGCCGGTTGATGTAACGTGTACTAAATTGCTAGTTAGTGCAGTTAGCGTATTATCTTGTATTTCAAACGGATGGCCACCAATATTGTCTAGATCAAACGCAAGTGTGGTTCCACTTATAGCATAGATAGTAGGGTTATTACCACTGTAATGACTAAGGAATGTATAAGCACTTGTTCCGACATTATCAACTCTTAGCATTGCTATGGCAGGCTCATATATTTTTCCTATATCTATACTTGCTGTAGATGCATCTGTTAATGCGCTAAATGTAGTTACACCAGATGCAGGAGTAGTAAATGTAAAAGTACCACTGCCATTAGTTGTAAGAACTTGACCATTAGATCCGTCACTAATACTTAGATCTGTTAGTACACTTGGAACAACTGGAGGTGTATATGTAAATACACCTGTTGCATTATCATATGCTATAGCACCGTTACCACTTGCTGATCCTTCCGCACCAACGCTTAAATCAGTTAGTGCAATTCCGCCACCGCCGCCTGCAATAGTTATATCTCCACTACCTAACAAACTAGTGCCGTTAATTGTTTTAATATTAGTAGCACTTACTAACGTTGCTTGTGCATCAGTAATACCATACCCTGATAGTGTAGTAGGTTTGCCTGTTAAACTTGCAAAAGATTGTGCAGGAACACTAGTAAGATATGTACTTAAATCTGGTGGTGTGTAACGAAAAACACCAGTAGTATTGTCATAACTTATTGCGCCATCACCACTTGCTGTAAGTTCAACACCAACACTTAAACTTGCTAGTGTAAGTATACTAGGCTTATTAGAAACATTATTCCAGTCAAGGTAGTA